GCGGCTGATTCTACAAAAGTTGGTCTATCAAATTTCGATTCATCATCTTTTGCAGTGGCTGCTACAGGTTTTGTAGCTTTAAGCACAACTGGTGCTGGTAAGACGATCACAGGCGACAGTGGTGGCGCATTAAGTCCAACAGCAAACAACTGGAACATCTTAGGTCTTAGTGGTTCTAAGACATCTGGCTCAGGAAGCACCCTTACAGTTAAGTCTCCTCCTTTTTCTCAGGTCGGAGCTAGTGCTACAAGCTCATTGAACACTGGTGAATTTGTCACAGCTGCAGTGACTCGCACACTTCCTGTTTCAGCAGGTCTAGCTGATGGGGATTTATTCATCTATGTTTGTACTACGGCTAACGCATTAGTAATTCAATCTGTAGGCGCTCAGAAAATCAGAATCGGTTCTGCAATATCTTCTGCTGCAGGAACTGCAACTTCTACTGCAATTGGCGATTCATTAACACTTCGTTTCGATGCCACCGATGGATTCTTCTACGCAGTTTCTTCTGTGGGAACATGGACTTTAGCATAGGTTTAAAATGGCCGCAGGTAATGCTCTAAATATTGGTACAGCAGGTTATGTTGTATTCGACGGGACTTCAGTCTTCTCAGGGCGCACATTCCAGGCAGGTTCTGGGATATCTCTTACAAATGCTTCTGGAGTAGCTGGAAACACTACAATATCGGCTTCTGGCGCAGCTCCAAATGGCACAGTAATGCTTTCTGATGATTTTATTGGTACTGGCAATGGATCAGGCGGCCTTACTGCTAACTATACTTGGCAACAGGGTGATATTTTATGGTCAGGATTGCAAGCCTCAGAAAATAATCATCCAGGACTATTACAAAACCAAAACTTTGCAACTACTACAGTTTTATTTTTAAGAGACACCACTCTTACAACTCAAAATTCTTTTATTTTAGGTGGGGGTGTTTTAGTTGTTGATTGGGTTTTCAAAATTGTAAACTTATCGGTCGCAAATCCTAGATATACTATGCAATTAGGTCTAGGAGATACTGATACAGCAGATCAAGTGAATGGTTGCTATTTCGAATATTCCGACAACATTAACACTGGACAATGGAATTTAAAGACCGCTAACGCATCTACACGTACAACCACAAGCACTGTTACAGCAGTCACAACCGGTTGGCATCATGCAACCATCACTGTTAATGCCGCTGCAAGCTCTGTTGCATTTGTTATGGATGGAGTTAGCTTAGGTAGTATCGCTACGAATATACCTACAACAGGAATTAGTCCTTTTTTTTCACTTGTACGAAACGTTGGAACTGTGGCAGCTGGAAGCATTATTGTAGACCTTTTCTACCTAAATCAAACGTTAACAACGCCGAGGTAAATATGAGATTTTTAGCTTTTCTTCCTCTTCTGTTTCTTATGTCTTGTTCTGCATTCCATAGTCATTAAGGATAAAACATGGCACAAGCTAATGCAATCAATGCAGGTTCTACTGGAATACAGAAATTTGATGGTGTTGCTACATTTTCTGGCATTACAGTCACTAATCATAATCTGCTTGTAGGTGCTGCTAGCAATGGAATTACTAGTGTTGCACCATCTGCAACATCTGGCGTTGCCGTTGTTTCAACAGGTGCAGCAGCAGATCCCGCATTTGGAACAGTTGTAGTTGCAGGTGGTGGAACTGGTCAAGTTACTTTAACAAATCATGGTGTCTTGATTGGTCAATCTACTTCAGCTATTGCAGCAACAGCAGCAGGAAGTGCTGGGCAAGTCTTACAATCCGGTGGTGCAAGCGCTGATCCCACATATTCAACAGCCACTTTTCCTTCTACAGCTACAGGAACAGGAAAAGTTCTCATAGCTGATGGAACAAACTGGGTAGCTTCTACACCAACATTTCCAAATGCAAGCGCAACCAGCGGAAAATTCATTCGTAGCGATGGTACAAACTGGATTGCAAGTACGCCAACTCTTCCTACATCTGCAGGAACTTCTGGAAAAGTTCTACAATCTGATGGTACGAACTATGTAGAAAGCACCCCAACATATCCTAGTGCGTCTGGTTCAACTGGCACAATATTACGTTCCGATGGAACAAATAACGTTTATACGACAGCTACATATCCTGCTACTACGACAGCTAATCAATTGCTCTACTCCTCTGCAAATAATACCGTGGGTGGCCTTACCTCAGCGGCTAATAGTATTGTATTAACAGATGGAAGCAGTGTCCCTTCTTTAGCAACATCTCTTTCTAATGATTTTACATTTACATCAGCCACAGCAGGCGCCACAAGAACCCTCACTGTTTCAAATACTAACAACTCTAACGCAGCCTCCCAGGCTCTAGTTCAAACCACAACTGGTGGCGCTTCGGCAGGAGATCCATTCCATACATTCACAATTACTGGCGCTACTAGTTTTTCTTTAGGATTAGATAATAGCGCCTCTGATGCATTTGTAATCGCTGCCTCTACAGCATTAGGAACAACAAATGTGATGAGCGTGGCAACGACTGGCGAAATTAATTTTCCTTTACAATCTGCATTTTTAGCTTACAATTCAGCAGCGGATACAGATGTTACAGGAGATAATACAACGTATACGATCCTTTGCGATACAGAGGTTTTTGATCAAAACTCCGATTATAACTCTGGTACAGGCACTTTCACAGCTCCTGTAACAGGAAGATATACCCTAGGAAGCTATGTAGAACTATTACAACTCGGTGCTGGTCATACTTCTGGAATTACTAGAATTGTAACTTCAAACAGGACTTATCGTTGTACGGGGTTTGTCAATCCAGCTAACTTAAGAGACTCAAATAACGTAGCTGCATTAGGAGGATCCCTTTTAGCTGATATGGATGCGGCTGATACAACTACATTCGATATTACAGTTACCAACTCTACAAAGACTGTAGATGTTAATGGAAGTGGTACTGTAGGCGTTACTTATCAATATGGACTATTAGAGGTTTAACCATGAAAATATCCGTTAATGATCAAGAGTTGTTTACATTGTCTGAAACACAAAAGAACGTTATCAAGAATGACATAATGGAAGAAGTTTTCGAAGATGACATGAAAAGACGCCTACAATATATCTTGATGCATAAGTATGAAAGATGTTTCGAAAGATTAAAAAAAGAATGGGAACCTAAACTAAAAGCATCAGGGGTAAAATTTATTCCAACAGACGATGATGCTTTTGCACAAATGGTTTTTTCACATCCTTCCTACAAAAACAGAAGTCAAAGAGAAATGTCTATTTCGTAGGCTGAAGAATTTTCAAGACGTTATCATATGCTTGCAACATTCCTTTCTTCGTTTCAAATTCGGCCTCATAGAGCTCATAATTGCCATTTCCAGAATACAAATCATCCCAAATTATACCGTTTTGATCGTAAATGAATTTTATCGCTTGGTCACACTTCTCACATGCTTGCGCTGCCGAGCATGCAAAAATCATTAAAGCGAAAAAGTATCTCATTGTGCCTCTGATAGTATAGGATCGTATTCTTGATTTAGCTCTTTAGTCTCATCTTGAAAGTGATCAGCAATGTTTTTCCAGTTACGTTGCTTAAGCTTAACGTTTTCGAAAAAATCCTTATCACGTGTGTAGTAGTGGTTTATGCGAAATACCTTTACAGAGTTCTTTTTGGTGCATTGCCAAGTGCAGGATTCCTTATTTTCTGTAACACATTTTAATTTAGGTCGTTGGTCTTTGAATGCAAAAATATGACAATTGGGACATGTAAGAACGCATTTAGGTTTTACAATACTTTTCACATACACGTTTCTGGAATAGGATAGAGGTGGACGCATGACCAGAACATCGGTCATTTTCTTACCTTGGGGGATTTTTTGAATATCGGATGTTCCATACATAACCCAGTTCACAACCACTGCAGCGAACTCATCATATTCTTTTAGCTTGGTAGGTAATGATGTTTTATCAGGGCAAAACAAATACTCATCAATGTCTATAAACGCGCACCATTTACTTGTGTCTCTGATTTTTTCAATGCAATCGCTATAGGCTTTTTGTTGAATCTGATTCCAATGCCAAGTGGTGGCAAATCTGTCATTCCATGGGATTATTTCAACTTGTCCTTTTTCTAGATAAGGCTTTAAAACTACTTCTGGGTGGTCATCGCTTTCATTGTCATAAAGATAAAAATGCTCTACACCTTGTTTAAGATGGAAATCTATCCATTCTGGAAGCCACTTTGTCTCATTCTTAAAAATTGCACAAACCGTCAATTCATGTTTATATTCACTTGCTTCGCAAAACGGCAAACCAATTGTCAAAAGACATCCTAGCAATATTCCAAATGGGAATTTCATAGTCTAACCCTTTTTCAAAAATTTACTTTACATAACACTTGTAAACTGCTATTTTCATTTTTCAAAATAGGAGCGTATCTATGCCACTCAAAAAAGGCAAATCCAAAAAAACTATCTCTAGCAATATCAAAACCGAAGTTGCTCACGGAAAACCGCAAAAACAAGCTGTTGCTATTGCTCTTTCTGAAGCTCGAAGATCAGGTGCTAAAATCCCAAAAAAACATAAGTAGGTAAACATGACAAAATTTTTAAAATTCTTCTTTGTACTAGATTGTGCTATTGCAACAGTAATGTTACTCACTAGTTGCTCTTCAATGCCATTAATTTTCAAAACTCTTGATGATCTTGCTACTGAAGAAGCAATCGAAGTATCAGTATCAAAAGATGCAATTCAAGATGATACGGATATCGCTGTGGACATCCGCATCCAAAATAAAGATAATCCTAAGCTGCCTGTTGCGATTGCGCGCTAGTCTGCTTGGCTTTCCATTTTCCGAAGTCCGCTTCGAATTTGGATCTGTCAGCATAGTCTAATAGGGATTCCGGAATGGTTTTCTTAAAATGATCGGTATATTTTTGAAAGTAGGATTTAATAAGCTCATGGTCTTCTTCAGGAAAGCTTTCAACAAAGTCCTTCAGTTTCTGCAAGACTTCTTCCAGATTGTCCCCTGATGGTTCTACAGTTTCTGCATCGGCTTCTATGAGTTCACCTCGAATCTCACCTTCCACATAGGCTGTTCCTATCACATCAGGGAACAGCCTTCTTGCTAGCCTACTCATACAGCGACTGTAAAGCATATCCTCAGTGTACTTTTTCCAATTGTCCCTATTAGCCAATCCAGCTTTGACAGCATCTTCCATGCTAAATTGACTAGTGAAGGTGTCGCCATTGTCAATACGCTTTCCTTCCATCACACAGGCCTTAGAATCGCATTGTTTGATTACAATGCTATGCCCAGCACGACGTATCATAGAATTCATTAGACGAGCTGATATCTCGATCTTGCCTTGAATATTGTAGATACCGCCGTTCAACGCTTGCATAGGAGGAACTCCTAGTTCACGTGCTGCAAGTAAGATCATAAGTATCTTCTGTTCAGATCCTACTCCGGTATAAAGTCCAGAAGATGCAGCATTTCTAGCTACCGTTTGCATTGTAGCCAATTCATTTTGGGCAGGGACTAAATTTCTCTTCTCTGGTAAGTTGTCAGTCATAAAATTTTTCCTTGAATTTATCTCTTTTTTCTCTACAATATTGGTTGTTCTCATATCATTGTCTCCGTTTCCCCCTAGATCATGTCTAGGGGGTTTTTCTCATCAAAACTAATCTTAGGCTTAAAAAACTTCTCATATGTCTTTAGGCAACACAGAAAAAGATCAAAATCCTCTTCGTAGTGATACAGGCACGGTTTTTTACCATCTTTCTTTAGTCTCACAAACTCTATTTTCTTAATATCCAGTCCAGCCTTACGTGCAAGATATGCATAAGCAGACCCTTGCAGAAACCATGTAGAGCCTTCTGACGCTGATGTTTTCAGATCAAAAAGCACAAGGCCGTCTTCGTCTCTATAGATGCCATCACACTCACCTGTAAATTGGTATTTATTGCAAAACCATCTTTCAGGCTTAGGCAGAAAATCCTTCCCTTCTTTCCATTGATCTATGCTGGAAAAATAGCCAGACCACTCTTCAGGTATAGCTGGATGACCCATGTCATTTTGTTTTGCATCAAATACTGCATGTACAAAAGAACCTCGTTCTGCCGCTAACTTTAAGACCGTAGGATCAATCTTAAGAATGCCTGAAAATGGTGCTAGGATATCTGTAACACGATAATACATCATGCAGCCCTCTCCTTATCTTGATTATGGAAGCGTTGGACTGTAGGCAAACCATTAAAACATCGTTCATCAAAGTATTCACAAAGATGTCTCAGCGTTTTATCAAGTTGCTCTACATCCAATGGCCCAAATGTATAAAGAGCCTTTAAGAGTGCCTTAAAATGTATTTCTGCATCTTCTTTGCTTTCTTTATGCTGATCACATAGATGACATTCATATCCTACGTCATCGTAATCACCACTTTTCCAATCATCGTATCCTAGTCCCATAAGTCACACTCCCATATATTGCTTCAGCTCGGCTATGTCATTCTTCATTTTGTAGACTTCCCAGCTGTATCTTTCAAAAACTAATTGTACATTATGACAAAACATTTTTTCATTTGCAGCAGCTTTCTCTAATGTTGCACACAAAGAATCTGCGGCTCTGATTAACTCATCTAAGTCATTCATATTCTTCCTTTTGTTATTCAGCTGCTACGACCTGGGTTTCTCGCGGAAACCTTGTCAGGGAGACTTGCTAGATGTCTTAAATTTAGCACATCGTCTATTTTTAGACAACAAGAAAAAGACACGTGACAAAAAAACAGACATTTGTATAATGATAGCAGGAGGGGCGTAATGGAATTAAGGGACTACTTACACAAAAATAGAATCAAAATCATCGATTTTGCTCGACAACTTGAATATGGCCGAACTTACATAAACGAAATTGTAAATGGCACAAAACGCCCTGGAAAGCGTCTAGCAAAGGAAATTGAACGCCAAACAGGCGGAGAAGTAACTGTGAGAGAACTTTTAGGAGAATAATATGGATAATTTTTATCAAGGAATAATAGCTGGAGTTGGGATCTTAGGGGGTCTGTGCGCCTTTATTTATTGGGTTTTCAACCTAATGGAAAAACGAATCGAAGATAAATTGGACAATGTAGCATCAGACATAACACGTATTGCAAATGAGCTTCGTGAAGAGCGTAGAAGCAAGGATAACATTTACAAGTTTGTCATGGATCATTGCAAAAAAGACGACCCCTACACACCTCGAACCAATCCTTAAGCCACTTTTGGAGCAGGAAAAATTTCTTGCTCCTTTTCCAAACCTAAATCTTTAATTCTAAGCTCTTTGAAATATAAATTTAATTTTTATTGACGACATTTTGTTCTTCGATTAATGTACAAGATTCGCTAAATTTTTGTATTTAGTGAAAGGAGAGGGGGTAGTGCTACCAACACTTATCCCCCTAGATGGAAAGTAACACTTGTAACATACCATTCATTGTAATTTCCATCTAGAAGAATTTTTTATTTTTATTTTTCTAAGGAGATTTTCTATGGATGTTTATCATTTTCCTCCCTATCTTTATCTGTTTCAAGTGGTTGTGAACTGTCCCAAGTCCGCCGCCCTATACTTGCAACTTTGGCAAGAAAGTCGTCTGAATGAGAATTTTACCATCACTGTCTACAAAGACGAAGTCAGAGAGAACTTCTTTACCACTAACACACTCTTTAAAAATCACCTCCTAGCACTATCTAAAGAGGGGGTTATCCATGTTTCTGAAGGCGATTCAGGTCTCACTTACAAAATTACATTCCTAGATCATGAAAATCTAATGAATACATCGACGGCATGTTAAAAAATGTCTCTTATTGTCCTGAATGTGAAGAACTTATCAGAAGTTTTGGAGGAATAGCTTTCGCAATTTATATGCAGATTTGTGAAGGCTATATCTTCCATAAACATGAAGATATCCTTGATGATGAAGAAAGAATAGGGGAGATTGTGCGGTTTCTTGAGCAGAAAAAATTCATCTTAACCACTGAATCATCCAGAAAAATCATTTCATGCATTCCACGTGGCTATATGAAAATTGGAAACAAGCATTTCTTCTGCATTAATCCCAAGAAACATAGCTCTAGAAATGTGTAGAGGAAAAAAATGAATTTTGCTAGGTTAGAAAAAAAAATGGACCGGATTTGCCGTCCGATCCATTTAGGTGGCTCATGTGAAGCCGAGATGTTAAGCTTCACTATAGCCGCCTTGTGTTTTTTTTCAAAACATAAAAACACAAAAAGTAAAAAAATTTGCAAAACGATTTTTTGAAGGGCGCGCATCATGGATGAAGGTTTCATAAAATTACCCCGATCAGTCTTAAGAAGTTCAGTTTGGACAGAAGCTCGCCCAACCTATACAAAAATATTTATAGTTCTCTTAGAGCGTTGTGCTTATCAAAAAACTACTCATTCTGTTAATGGCAATATCATTGAAATTTTACCTGGGCAAGTTTGTGTAACTTTTCGCAAGTTAGAAGAATGGTGTGGTCAATGGATTACGAAGAACGATATTGAGGGTTTTATCAAGTATTTTATAAAATCGAATTTTCTCAGACAAGAAATCAGACACGGAAAATCAATTATAACTATAATAGAACCAACGATTTACGAAACATGTTTTCAAAATGGTCAGACAGAAATTCAGACAAAAGTCAGACAAGAGTCAGACAAAAGTCAGACACTAAATAAGAAAGAAAAGAAAGAAAGAAAGAAAGAAGTAGAAAAAGAGATTGCGCGCGATGACTCGCACGCTCAAAAAATTTATTTACTTGATGAATTCAAGCCAGATAATGTAACTTTATCGGACATTCCCTCGACAGAGACAACACAACATAACATGTATTATCACGGTATCCCGTGCGAAAAGGATGCCAAGCCCCTCACCAGCTATCAGGCGTTAGGCATAAGCGTCACCCCTGAACAACACGAAAACTTCATCAAAAGCCACGGCGAAGTTATCACTCAGCGCGGTTACGAAGCTCTCGCTGAGTGGAAATCCACCAAATCCAAAAAAGAACTTGGCAAACACACCGATTTTGGCCGTCTCAAAAAGTGGGTTTTTCTCTCGGAAAGGGAAAAGCATCTCAAGGAAGAAGAACTCAAATTTCGAGAGAAAAAACTCGCGGCTCAACAGGCTGGAAGCACCACGTGGGGAACGCCAGCCATTGACCGCAGAACCAAAAACATAGATGGAACCCCTGTCGAAAACCCCTACTACCAAGATAAATTTTAGCTATGCAACCTGAAAAAATCATCGAACCCAGATTCAAAAAACCCCTTGACGAAATTGACCAACCAGAAAACGTTTTGCAAACCATTCGCGACTTCTCCGCAAAGCCATTTGGGTTTTTGCTTTTCTCTGGACGAAATGGCACCGGAAAAACATTCGCTTCAGAGGCAATTTTGCGTTCTTCCCCATACGATCCCAACCTTGATGCCAGTCCTGAATTTCAAAGTCCAATGATTAAAAAAATAACTCAATCTGAACTAAATATGGTTTGGAGTAAATCTATTAAAGATTATGGTGACACTTTTTATTTATTAAATCATTATAGCTACATCAAACTCCTGCTTCTTGATGACCTAGGCACGAGAATCCCCTCTGAACCCTTCATGGATTTCCTCTACGCCTTGGTCGACTACCGCTACACCAATCGCAATTCACTTGGCACGATCATCACTACGAACCTGAATTCCAACGACATGCGTAACAAATTCGGCGATGCTTTTTGCTCAAGAGTTGCCAGCGGACAATGCTTGCGATTCGATGGCCACGACCGCAGAGGGCTAGAACAAGATTTTGCTTTTCAAAAAAAACTTTACAAAGTAGACTAGCACCATGCATCATCAACATTTCGCTCTCGTAAACCTCTCGCAAATTGATCAAAAGTCAGGGGTTGAGTTTGAAAAGTTCATGATCTGGTTGCGATCCTGTTTTAAAAATCGCTAAGAAGGCACCTAATTTTAATTGTGAGACCATAAAACATACAGGTCCATAGCTAGGTAGCCATCAGGTATAAAAACTCAACAGAAAGCAAATTTGATATGAAATTTTCAATTTAGGAGATAAACAAGTGAAGCTTAAAGAAAAGATTATAGATCTCATCATCCAACATCTTCCTGATGCAGATTACCTCACCATCGAACAAGTTTGCAAGCTCGGAATTCTCGGCATTGTTCCAGAAGTTAACCTCTCCTATCTCCGCAGAAATTACCGCGGGCCAAAATCTGAAAAACGTGGAAAAATTACCATTTATCCAAAAAAAGACTTCATAGACTGGCTTAAAAATCATGTCAAATTTCATGTCACTGATATCAAAAGGTAATAAAAATGGAAATTATAAAATACTATCATGTTAATAAAGGAACCCTACAATCTTTTATTACTTTGAAAATACCTAAGTGGGGTGGTTTCATTATCGAAAATATCGGCTATTTCGTAAAAGGCGATAGAAGATGGATTAATTTACCTCAACAAATTCATGAAGATAATGGAGAAAAGAAATACTTTTCAATCAACAGATTCGAAGATCCAAAAGTCGCAAAAGCTTTTTGTGATCAAGTTCTAAAACTCATCGACGAATATGTACAAAAAAACAACCCAGAACCTATTCAGCAAGAGATTCCTTTTTGAATAATGTCACTGTTACTCATGATGTTATCATCGTTCATTTGCCTATTGAAACAGTTTCCGAAGCCAACCAAAGCGAACATTGGTCAAAAAAACATAAACGACACAAACATCAAAAATTACACATCGACCTCCAATGGCAATATATTCCTAAAATCAAATTACCGTGCACAATAAGGCTCACACGCATTTCTCCGCGTACTCTAGATGATGACAACCTATTGTCAGCCTTTAAACATATTCGTGATTGTATTGCAGATAAACTTTTTCCTGAAAAAACCATCGGCATCAGCAAGAAAACCAATCTCCCATGCAAAATCTCCGGAAGATCAGACTCTAATCCAAATGTAAAATGGCTCTACAATCAAGAGAAAGGGAGATTTTCACAAGAATTCAAACAAGGTATTCGTATCGAAATAGTCCAAAGATCAGTAATATAAAAATTTAAATTGACATTTACCTCCTCAATCACTATAGTCATTAGCCAAAAAGGAGATTTATGCTCAATGTAAAAGAAATTGTTGATAAATTGAACGCCATCCAAGTACAATTACAGCTAGCTCATATGCACAATGGTGCAAATGCTTCCCATCTATCTTATTGGATCGGTAGCGCGTCAGCTAACGTAGAAGACCTACAACAACACTTCAAACAGGATCTCAGCTATGGACAAACAAATTCGCAAAGTCGAACGGGATGTTAAATCTCATAAAGAAAAAAAAGCCCTACACGATATCTCTAAGCTAAAAACTATGGACAAAAAGTTCGATAAGAAAATTGATCACGCAAAGAAAGTCGAGAAAATGAAAAAAGATAAATGCTAACTCATAAAACTGGAGAAATCAGACAAAATGAAACAAATAGTTCCAAAAAATGACTTTATAATATTAAAGATACATAAAGTAGCTGAAGAACAGAAAGGCAAGCTCATTCTCTCAAATGATACGGCCACACAGCTATATGAAGTGGTAAGATGCGATAACATCCCGACAAGTAATTTTAAATCTTCTATTGAACCTGGCTCATTAGTGATCACAAACACATTCCCTAGGACGATAGAAGTTGATGGAGAAAAGTTTTGCTTTACCAATCTTGAAAACATTGTAGCGGTAGTTTTATGACAGATCCTGTAAGACCTGTTAGACCATCATCAGCCCCTCCAATTGGTTCTGAGCCAGTTGTAGAACAAGAAGAAATAGTTAGAAGATGTTCAATATGCTTTAAGAGGGTATTCGAGAAGCCTTTTGCAGAGATTTCATCACCGAAAAGCGCATATGAAAAGAGAAAGTCTATTTGTGGCTATGATTGCTTTCAGAAGTACATTGGAGCGCATAAAAAGAAGAGATTAGTGCGCTATTTGCCAATTCACGAAGATAACTCTGTAGTGGACTTATCTGGCTTTAAAAACTTGGAAAAGAAGTAAGGAACGTCATGTTAGAAATCACAACAATGTTTTATCACATCAGCATGGGGATTTTCTTCGTTGCCTTTACTGTTTATTTTTTCAAGTCATAGCAGACAGGCATCTATGATCGACGATATTGCGTGGATGTATTTAAAGGCATCAACTATAGCACTTTTCATTTCTATAGTTTACTCTCTCCTTGTTATTATTTTGGAAGAACTTGGCATACTCTGAAAATATTTTTCTTGTGCTGCATATATAATTCATATATATAACCTATATATATTCTATACAAAATTTATATATGAGGTTTTCATGGGTATATTGGCAATAGGTGGAATCAAGGGAGGCAGCGGCAAGACGACATTAGCTACAAATCTTGCGGTCATGCGATCGAAGAATCATAAGGTATTATTGGTGGATGCCGATGAGCAGCGTTCGACATCTAAGTGGGCAGCGCAGCGTGATGTTCTTGGCATACCAACAGATTGGTCAACAATCCAACTCTTTGGCAAAACTTTGCATACGCAGATACAAAGACTTGGTGCGGATTATGATGATGTGATCATTGATGTAGGTGGAAGGGATACCACAAGTCAAAGGTCAGCACTAGCAATTGCCGATATGTATTTGATGCCATTCAGGCCAAGGTCATTAGATGTATGGACGCTAGCCGAAGTTAAGGTGTTACTATCAGATATGTCTCCAGTTAATCCATCACTGCAAGCATATGCGATCTTAAATCAAGCTGACTCTACCGGTACTGATAATCAGGAAGCTACTGAAATTCTTAAGGAATGCGAAGAGATAAGGTGCCTTGATATGCCAATCACGATGAGAAAAGCCTTTGGCAATGCTGCTAGCAATGGTCTTGGTGTGGCTGAGATGAATAAGAGAGACTTGAAAGCCATTCAAGAAATGACAGTGCTTTACGATTTCCTATATACAAAAACTATATGAATCCTATATAAAACCTGTATAAAACTTGTATATGGAATGTATATGTCGGTAAAGAGAAATTTGAAAATCCTGGAAGATGCGATATCGAAGGGTGCGCTTGTTAATGCGGATAGCAAAAAGAAAAAGCGTGTGCAGATAAACCTACATATTCCTGAAGAGATTTTAGAGCAGATTGATAGTAAGGTTGACGATCGTATAGTGATTTCTCGTACTGCATGGATCTTGGAAGCAATAGTAGAGAAGTTGAACAAATGATGATCGACATCTACCTTTTCTACATGCTAGCGGTATGTATTAATGAATGTTTTAAGGAAATGTCCTAGAAGGATGTTAGGTTATATGCAAGAAAAAACGATAATTTCCCCTGAGATTAAACTACAGCAATGGGGCGAAGGTGAATGGATTAATGAGCCAGATTTTGTTAGATTTGATTACAAAGGATTCGCATGTGCAATTAAGAGAGTTGCTGTATGGAAAAAAGGAGAACCTGATCAACTTTTACTAGGGCATTTATCCGGATATGTAGCAATTCCAAAAGAACATCCACTTTATAAAAAAGAATATCCCGAGATTGACATAGATTGCCATGGTGGACTGAGTTTTTCTGAAGAAGATGATCTTGATTGGTGGATAGGATTTGATTGTGCACGTTCAAATGATATCATGCCATATATTGAAAAGATGAAGAAGAAATTTGGCATAGATAATTCCCCAATTTTCAATAAAACTTATCGCAATATCTCGTATGTAAAAGCGCAATGTGAGTCGATAGTGGATCAGTTAATAGAGATGAAAAAATGAGTTGTACGGAAAAATCGTATGTCTTTCCCAATAGATGACGAGCCTCGGTGTGGGTGTTTTTGGACATGCTTTATATCAACCGAAGTAGAGCCTGTGCGTAAAGCGACGGATGCCAAAGTCAAAAGGGCATATTCAAACCGGAAAGTCGGCAGCATGGAATTTGACAAATATCTTCAAGACAAGGTGAAGAAAGACAATGTAAAGGATAAATGAGCCTGTGAGGATTGAGTTATGAAAAATACATTCACTTTCGGATGCATCTTTTTTCAGCTATTTTTGAGCCTAATTCTAATGACATTGCATTTCTATGAATTTGGCTTTTGGATGCTTGGCATAGGAGCTATTACATCCTATTTATTTAAGGATTTAATGTAATGGGAAAGATTCTTTGTGAATGTGGTTATATTCATTCTAATTCAAGTGGATATGACGGGGATTTATTTAAAGAGGATGAATGGATGGTATCCGAAGAAGAACAAGAGAATTTAGATACTCTTAGTGTTTTGGAATGTCCCAAATGCGGAAATCTAATGATAGATGACCCAAAAGATCTTAGTAAAATGATTACATATCGTCCATTCAATGGTAAATACAACAAAATCCTACATGATAGACAAAATTAAATATGAGCTTCATTGACCTGCTTACCATTTTCATTAATGAACACGACATGGACGATAGCGATGTTTATTCTGCATGCCTAATCGTTGCAGCAACTCTCGCACATAAATTCGAGTATTGCTCCAACGAATTCAGCGACGATGCGATATTGACCATGGAATCAATCAAGAGTCAGGTGAAGAGATGAACGGTGAATGCGAAAAGTTAAGTGACTTCAAGCTTTTGATTAGACGAATCGAAGACATTGGAAGGGCACGAGAACTTCTTAGTAATATTATGGATGATGAAATCTTTGAGAATTTGTCGAAGCATAATCGTTATTGGACGTCTAATTATGATGAAGAAAATGACAAGTTAGGGGATTTAAGGCTGCGATTAGGTTTTCTGCAAGAAGAGCTATCAAATATTTATGCAATTTTAGCTGAGGAATAGGAAAATGAATTGGTTTGTTTTTGAAAACCACAAACCTACATCAGGGAAATGGGTAATCTTATTGAGAAGCAGAACTGCTATTAGCGCATGTCTTTATGATGATACAGAAAATGTGTGGCAAACACTTAATATTTTTGGTGATACATCCGGATATTTACCGCAAGACAGTGATTTATGGTGCTATGTAGACTTGCCTAATGAAAAGGAATTAGAGTAAAGTGTCAAATCTTTGGAAGCCTCTACAACAGTGTGTGAGGGTATCAAATTCAAATTTGAACGAAAAAAGCGCAAAAATGGCCTCACAGGCAATTGAGGGGAGGAGTGCGCACAACATAATTAATATTATCGGACGTATGTTTGCTGCAACGTATAACGGTAATTTGTGCAAAGTATAACGGTGTTTCCTGCAACGTATAATGGAAAATGATGACAATAAAAGAATTCTGTAAACGAACAAAGCTACTGTAGAGGACTGTCAAAAAGATTTAAGCACAGCAGTTAACCAACTTAGCCAACGTCTTTATGGTAGGATTTTTTCCTCTTATTGCGTGATACATAGTAGAGCGGGATAACTCATGCTCTTCTGAAGCTTTAACTTTGTTAATCAACTCTAGATGAGTTTCAATTATCTCAATAACTCCTTGCGGGTCATTGTTTTTCAGACATTCCCAAACGGCCTTCGCGATAAAATCTTCATCGAGTAATTCCTGAGTAGGACTATATTTTTTTACCGGAGCGCCTTTCTTAAGTTTCATTTTCAATGTACCTCTTGAGTATCTTCTTCGCCTGCGTGATATCTTGGCTTTGTCCATTTTTATTTCCTCCTAGTAATAGTAGGATTTTTGCTACAGGTAAATAAGCAAAGTAAACCCTTCGACCTATATCCCATTTAAGCTCATGTACTCCATCTCCAAGATCCTTCTTTTCTCCGAAATAACCCTCTAATTCAATTTTTGCCAATCTTTTTGCAATCTGGAACCTGAATTTCATCGTTTCTTCAGATAGCCAATCCTCATATTCTTTAGTTTTGAGTAGTGTATAACGCATGATATCTACCTATATTGTGCCATTTATTGGACATTTTGTCAAGTAGCTGCCCATTGTGTAGGTAAGTTGGGGTTCTTTTTTCAATAAATGTCTTATCTTGATAAATAAAATTTTTCTGTGAATGATTCTTTTTTTAACCGGAGGCAGAAATGGGTAAGATAAAGATTCATCACATAGGTTTTGAATTTCAAGATCAAAAAGTAAATTTAAGCGATGAAGTGGCCTTACAACTGTTTGGGAACACTTTTTTCTTAACTTTGGAAGAATTACACCAAAGACTTATGAAAGAGGAATGGCACACACTTGAAACACTCCCAGATCAACTAGATCATTATGATGTGTGTAATGTTGATCCTAAATTCGGTAAGAAAAGCGCTTGGACTGCTTATTGGGATGGAAAATGCTTTCAAGATGATCATGGAGGAATTTACAAGATTACTCACTGGAAAAGAAAATATAGAGATTTCAATGTAAAACCTCCAATACCAAAATTTGAAATCAAGCCCAAACATGTTCCAAAACAATTTTCAAGAGAGAAAGCTCACATAAATGGTCATCATGTTTTGGCGATGAACACAAAGTGATAGAAATAATTTTAAACGTCTGTTAACCTAGGTTCATGAAAAAAACAGGCAGAAAGAAATTAAAAATTGATTGGAAACGTGTAGACAAGCTTATAGAAGCAGGATGTCTAGGTACTGAAATTGCTTCTTATCTTGGCATTCATCATCAAACCTTCTATGACAAAGTTGAAGAGAACTTTGGTATTCTGTTTACAGAGTATGTAGAGCTGAAGAGGCCTAAGGGTGACGCTAATATTCGTGAGGTGCAATACAACAAAGCTATTGCAGGGGATAATGCTTTACTTATTTGGCTTGGAAAAAACCGTTTGAATCAAACAGATTCGGCTCAAGAGGTTTCTGTAACACCAGAGACGATGAAAAACTTCAAAGCAATCATGAATCAATTGTCTGGTTTGCAGTCTGAATCACACTTGAAAAAAGAAACAAGCAAAAGAAGCAAAGAGCAATAATCATAATGCGTGATAGGCGCTGACATTGCATGCTCGGGCAAATTCTCATAATTTTTAACCATCTCTTCCAGCATCTTAACGAGGTCTTTTTTTGTTGGTTTGTAAGAAATATCATCGTTGGTGGGCTCTTCCGTTGGATTTTTAAGTTTTACAGCGATTTCATTTCCTTGATCGTCAATACGAAAAAAATTGCAAAAGTCTTTTGCAGAGCATTCAAGGGCATAATCTCCACCACTGACGCTAATCTCACCACACTTGCAGGAAACATAATCATAACGATGAAACGATTCGATAATTTCGGAGCAAAGTTTACATTTGGCTCTATTTCTCATGATACCTCACAGATTGTTATGGATTGATTATGACTAATCCTCTTTCAGATAAGCAACTAGAATTTGTAAAAAATAGCACGGCTCATTGGAATCTTGCGCATGGCTCTGTTCGTTCTGGCAAGACTGTGGGGACTCTTTATCGCTTTATGCAGGCTGCGTATGAATGCCCTGATTCACAGATTTTTATGGTTGGTCATTCTAGCGATACAATCTACCAAAACGCGATTAGATTGCTTTTAGAAAGCGATCAACTTGCTATCTACAGGCCGTTTTGCACATGGTTTGCTGGTAAGAGGCAGTTGAAATTTATGGATAAGACTATCTCGACATTAGGTGCTAAAGATGAGGGTGCGATAGGGCAATTTCAGGGAAAAACGATGTCATTGGTTTACTGTGATGAAATGACGTTATATCCTGAATCAATTATTGATATGATTGATACTCGTTTAAGCAATCCTCATAGCATGGGTTTTGCTAGCATGAACCCTTCACATCCTAATCACAAGGTTAAAAAGTGGATTGATAGGGCTGACTCGGGAGATAAAAATTACTACAGTTTACACTTTACGTTGGATGACAATCCCTATGTTGATGAGGACTATAAGCAACGAATCCGTGATTCGCTTTCTGGGCTTTTCTACAAGCGCAATTATTTGGGGATGTGGTGTCTTGCTGAGGGTGCTATATTTGATTTTTTTGATCATAATATACATGTTGTTAAAAAGCCTCCGGCTGCTGCTGAATATTGGATTGCGTCTATTGATTATGGTAGTGTTAATCCCTTTTGTTGCTTACTCATTGGGGTTAGCTCTGGTAGATATACTCAGACGGGAAAACGAATATGGGTAGAAAAGGAATATTATTGGGACCCTAAAAAGACAGGAAGGCAAAAAACCAGCTCTGAGTTTGCTAAAGAGGTATCTGAATTTCTAGAACCATATGGGGTTAAAAATATCTATGTGGACCCTTCTGCAGCTAATTTTAAGCTCGATATGCAACGGTTAGGTTTGCATGTGATAGATGCAAATAATGACGTTGAGAACGGAATCAATAAAATGACGAGCGAAATGAAGAATGGGAATGTCTATATTTGCTCAGAATGCACTAACACTATTCGTGAAATTGAAACTTACGTTTGGGATCCTAAGTCTGCTGAAAGAGGGTATGATGAGCCTTTGAAGAAGGATGACCATAGTGTTGATGCATTGAGATATGCCTTAGCAACCCATAAAGTTTCTGTTTACGATCCTTATATGCACAATCCTAAAGAATACACTCAGAATAGGTTTTCGAGAAATTTTTAGATGTCGCGGATTGCTAAATTAAAATAATTAGTATATGTTTCGTATCTCTAACGCATAGAGGTACATGTCATTTTATTACCCACCTTGGAATAATAGTCTAGAACCTAATCAGGGGAATGTCAGGCAATGGCTTGATAATCTCTATTCAAAATTTCAGCCGCTTGAGCAGTCGCGATGGAATCAGTCAAATATTGATACGCTATTCTATGCTGGTTCTCAAGCTTATGTGAATAGATATTTCAACTTTAGCCCTTCATCATCCTATCAGCAGTACTACTTCAATATCATTCAGCAGCCTATAAACATGGTTACTGGTTATGAAAGACAACATAGAAAATCGTTCATGTATCAGGCAAGTGAAGGGGCCGACAATCAAACGACTGATCAATACACAAAGCTGATCACCAATGTTTCTAACATGGGTGCCATTCACGAACAAAAGTCTAAAGCTAAAGAGCTTTCAGCTATTTCTGGAATGGTTCTATTACAGCCTTTCTTGGATTATACAGGTGATGATCAGGCTCAAGGTGAGCTTAAGCTAAAGATATGGGAATATAACTCTTTCCTTGTTGATCCTTATTTTAGAAGCCCTGATATGTCAGATTGCCAATTTGTTTGGTGTCAGGAATATATCAGCAAAAAAGAGGCTGAAAGTAGGTTTCCTGATAAGCTTCAGCAAGTAACACCTATGGCTGGTACTCCTCAGCGCTATGGGTCATTTTACTTTTTGCCAGAAAATTACAATATGGCAAGAAATGATCTGATGGTGCTCTCATACGTATGGTACAAATGGACTAAGAAGAAAAAAAGGCTCTATAGTAAATCTAAGAACCAATTCTTTGACTTTGCTGGTGGTGATGAGCAACTTGAACAGATTCTTTATCATATTGATGATATGGAAGAGGTAACTGTAGATGTTCCTTGCTGGAAGCTTGCTGTTGTCTTGAATGATCAATTAATGTTCCAGGGAGATAATCCTCTAGGATTTGATGGATGTCCTTTCATTCCTTATTTTTGGAACTATGATCCGCATATTAACTACCATGATTTAAGAGTTCGTTCGCTTGTCCGCCCTATGAGAGATCCTCAGTTTCTCTTCAACTATAAGATAATCACAAATAACGACATCACTTCTGCGACGATCAATGCTGGTTGGAAACGTAAGGTGGGAGCTGTTGCTAACGAAGACAACCTAAAAAAATCTGGGCAAGGTTGGGATGTTATTATCAACGAAGGCTACGAGCTAACCGATTGCGAAAAAATCATCCCTTCTGCAGTTCCTGAAAGTGATTTGGCTCTGGCTGAGCAGATGCGTAATCTGATGTATGAAACATCTGGAATGCAGTTGGAAAATTGGTCTGGACAGAATGACAAGCAGATTTCTAGCCTGACAATGATGCTAAAATCGGCTGCCAACCTAATGGTATTCCAAAAATATTTCGATCAATGGGACTTTTCTGACAGACTTCTTGGAGATAGGCTTTTACAAATTGCTCTAAACAATTGGAACGCTGAAAAAGTGGCTTTATATATTGGTGAAGAGCCAACTGCGCATTTCTATTCCAAGATATTTGCTAAGTACAAAGTCTTAGTTGAAGAGTCTGACCTAACGCCTATGCAGCAAAACCTACAAGCTCAGCAGATGATGGATATCAATGCTGCATTTGGTAGAGAAGTATTTTCACCTTCGATGATTATTCCAAAGCTTAACATCACAGGAAAAGGTGAGATTATTCCATATCTACAACAACAAGAACAACAAGCTGCTGCGGTACAACAAGATGCTCAGACAATTCAACATGCCTTCGAAAATGCAAAATTACAAGAACTGGTTTCAAGAGCAGCAGCAAACCTTGCAACAGCAAGAGAACGACATGGCCGTGCGGAAGCTGATATTGGATTGTTTGAAGAAAGGCTCTCAGAAATCACCCAAAACAGAGCAATGGCGACAAAAGCAAAAATGGAAGCTTTAGAGAAGCTTGTGGATGTGATTGCAAAATATGGTGAGATTGAAGCTGCTTTGAAAATGCATGAGCTTCAGAATTTTGACTTACAGCAAGAAGCTAAAGAAAATGAAGAGAAGGCTGATGCAAAAAGGACGTCACTTGCAAATGAATTTGTAAGTAGTATAATGGGCGCTAATCAACAAATGCCACAGCGTCAAGCTGATATGGCACAACTTTAAGAGGTAGTTATGGCTGGTAGAAGAATTGATGATCACAGCTTTTGGGCTGGTTCAAAAGGCAGTGCATCTGTATTTCCAGATGGACCACACAAGGTAAAAATGGAAAGTTCAGCAGAAGGCGCAGGGGCTCCTTCAAAATATATTGATCAAACGGAAGATGTCAGAAAACAACAAACTGATGGCACTTCTCAGATCAAAAAGCATCAAGGCAAACTTCCTGAATATAGAAACTAATTCTGATAGGTTTCGGGGTGACTTGTCGTGATTGGAACCCCTATTATCTCTAAAAAGAGGGCATATGAAAAATACAAAGACAGTTCAGTCTTATAAAAATACTGCTGCTGAAAAAAACAGAAGTACTTTAAAGAATTCTAATTCTGGTTTTGCAGATCCTGCTCGCATTAAAGAACAGAATCCGCAAGATAAACCAAAAGATGGTGTAGGTTCTCCTTGGGATTTTCGTTGCCCACAATATGATCAGAGATCATCTAACTTTGTAAATGCTGGTACACATTACGGTGTAGGGCATAGACAGCCAGTAGGCCATGAAGGTAATCCTAAACAGATTGTAGACGTTCTTCCACAAGGTCGTATGAATACAACTCAAGATGATGATTTAGGATGAAAAGTTCTGGATAAGCTTTCAATCAGAGATGCACTAGATGCTATGAAGGTGTACAATTGGTCACCTGAAAAAATCATTGCAATGGCTAATATTGGCAACTTAGAATTTGATGAAAAAGGATTCCTAAAGGCATATGGCGCAAGCACAGCAAGCCGGTCAACCAAATCGGCAAAATCCAAAAAAGCCACGTAAAGAACGATTTGCACATACTCAGAATACGCCTTTTGGCATGGGAGATTATTATGGCACTGGTATCAAGAGCAAGGTGGGTCGAATACGAGAGGATTCTGCTGGGTTTAAAGCGGTTTCGCCGAAGAAGATGAAGACTCCTCCAAAGTCATTGGCTTGAGCTTTTCAAATTTATTTGGTTTCAAAGTATTCAAAACCTCTTTATAAATCACCCTTCCAACATCCTCTGAAAGGTCTTCAGGGTGTGGCATATCTAGTTGCTTCTTATTGAATCTGAACTCATTTATAGACCATAAAACAACATCGCTTTCTGTAACTTTTCCTTTTTCATATTGGCCCCACATTTCTTCTGGAGGCAATAACCAACAAACTTCTATCAAATCTGTCTTAGATTTTACTCTAAATAAATAGGAATTAGTTTGAGATTCAGGTTTGCTCAAGCGTGGTTGATAAAGCATTCTCTTGGTAAAGCCATCATCTGCTGTCCTAGGATGTGCAAATATGTATATATATGGTGACTTATCTTGTAATAGCAGCGCTAGATCGCTTTTCTTTAAACAATCCTCAACGCCTTGTGAAATACTTAGAGCTTGATCTTTTTTGAAATGAAGTAAGCGGTCATGTGTTTCTAAGCGATCAACTTTCATGTCTTGCATTATAATAATTATTTGAATTTAATGATAACTAAAATCCTAACCGCCGTCCTGCGTAAATGGACAAAGGATAAGCATGACTGCTCAAGTTCCCCAAAATCAAAATGCCGCCCCAACTGCTACTACAGAGAATAAACCTTCTGATAAAGAACTAAATTTTAGACAACTTGAATCCAAATATGAAAGGATGCTAGCACAAGAACGTGCTGCACGAGAAGAGGCTGAGAAACGTGCTAAAGAAGCATTAAGCAAAAAAAATCAAGAGGTGGACGATGAAGATGATGATGAGCCTTATGTGGATAAAAAACGGCTTGCAAAAAAGCTTTCTTCATTTGAAAAAGATATTGATGAGAAAATAGAAAGAAAGGCTGAGGAGAAGGCTAGAACCCTTTTAGAAAAAGAAAGAAAAGAAAATTGGTTAAGAAGTAATCCCGATTTTTTTGAAGTTCTTCAACATGCTGATAAATTTGCTGAATCTGACCCAGAACTTGCTGAAACGATTCTTCAAATGCCTGATACTTTTGAAAGGCAGAAATTAGTCTACAAGAATATCAAAGCTTTAGGAATTCACAAACCGCCTCAAAAACAGCCTTCAGTGCAAGATAAAATAGATGCCAATAGACGCAGCCCCTATTATCAACCTTCTGGTGTAGGCGCAGCCCCATATGCAAACGGCGGTGACTTTAGCAAATCTGGTCAAAAGAATGCTTACGACAAGATGCAAGAATTAAAACATAGATTAAGGCTTGGCTAAAATTGACATTTAAACAAAATACTTGATAAGTTTAGTTTTCGCTGTTCAGCGTTAAGAACATCCGCGTTATGTGGTATCGCAGCCACAATCAGATGTGATCGAAAAAAGACGTAATTAGGCTCGTATCCCGATCGGCACGTCATCATCAACATTTAACCTACGAGGTTATAATGTCGATTACGACTACCGGCAATTTGGGGCCTATGATCCTGCAGAGCTTAGCTCCTGCAATGCTCTACGTCCCAACGCCAACTATGAACTACATTACGGTATGCGATAAAGTATCGATGCCAGCTAATGGCGGTACTACATGCCGTTTCATGCGCCCTAGAGCGCTACAGCCACCCACTGTACAATTGGGCAACTCGGGGATTGATCCCCCAGCACAAGTGCCACAGCGTGACATCATTGATGCACAAATGGCTTTCTTCGGTACTGGATGCATTATCAACGAACAAGTAATTCTGCAAGACCAAGAAGGTGTTTTGGCTTGGGTTTCTGAACGTTTAGCTGTTGCTATGCGTCAAGCAGAAGACTTGATCCTTCGCGACTACATTGTGTCGGCTGCGTCTGACATCAATGCTGGCGGGGGGTCTAATGGCTTCAACCCAACGAACCTTGGTGTATCGGATTTCAGCCTTGTGGCTGCAACTTTGGATACAAATAACGCTTATAAATTTATGAGCGGTATCCTTGGGGAAGATCGTTTTGGGACGGGTCCTGTTCGTTCAGCATATTTTATGCTGTCTTCAACAGAACTGCAGCCTGATTTTGATGGATTGGTAGGTAGTGGATTCCTTTCACAATGGAACTATCCAACCAATGCTTCTGCTCTTCCAAGTGAATATGGAAGCGTTTATAACATCCGTGTTTTGACTTCTTCTGAAGCGCCTGTGGCAAGAAATGCTGCTACAAATGCTTCTGGATCAACTTCTGATGTTTATTACAACACGGTCCTTGGTAAGCAAGCGATTACACACATAAATCAGGATGGTTATTCCATGAACCTGATCTATCGTGATCCTTATTATTCTGGCATGTTGGCTCAGAACGCTACTCTTGCTGTGAAGTTTGCGCAAGCGCAAGCTATTACACAGGATACGGCCATCAGAAATCTGCTTAGCACACGTAACTCAAGCTTGGGGGTGTAGTATGGCTGAATATTCTAGATTGGCAAAAGGTAAATTTACTTCTACAGGTGCTGCGCAGATCGTTAATCTGCCTTTTAAACCTGATTTTGTAGAATTTATCAACTACACTGCATCAGCATCTGGTTCCGATAATGGTGTTCCAATGGCTTATTGGGATGCAAATATGGGTCAAGGTGTTGCTGTAATTAATCGTTTCCAAGCTGCTAACCAATTGACTACAGATACTGTAGATACAAATGGTATCACTACTTTCTCAGCTGGACAATTGCTCCAATATGGAGCACAGATCCAAATTTCTGGGATTACAAAAGCAAACCCAGCTACTGTAACTACTGGTAGCGCTCACGGTTTAGCTTCTGGTGATGTGGTTGTAATGCAAGGATTGTTCCAGTCATCTACAACAGGTATGCCACAAATTGCTGGTATTCCTTTTACAGTGACTGTAACTGGTTCTACAACATTTACAATTCCTTGGAATACTAACCAGTCAAGCTATACAGCTTTGAGTGGATCTCCTTCAGGGGCATATGTGAAGAAGGTTTTATACCCTTATCTTTACTTCCCAGGAACCACTGTTATTAGCTCTATAACTACTGGTTCGACAACAACAATTGACACAACTTCTGCACACAACTTTGTAGTTGGACAAGAGGTTGCGTTCCGTATTCCAACTCTTTGGGGTACAACACAATTGAATTCGTTACCTAACACAACCACACCAGGATCTCCTGTGTATGGCTATGTTGTTGCGGTAACTGATTACAATACTGTTGTTGTAAATATCGACTCTTCTTCTTATTCGGCATTCACAAGCAATATGACTGTGGCACAATCCGTTGGATTGTCATTTGCACAGATCGTAGCTGTTGGTGATGTGAATACAGGTGGAGTGCAGATATCTAGTGGTTCTGCTTTGTACCCATCTCCGCAGTATATGCCAATTGGTACTACACAATTTAGTACTATCAATGGTCCTGCTATTTTGGGTTCTTATGTAAATAACACTGCTCAAGGGTTTGTTATTGGTGCTGGTACAGCTGAAGGAGATGCGTCTGCTATTCTCATTGGTGCTGCTAGCGATGTAATCTATTGGAGAGCATTTCTCCATGATTACAGTTCACCATAGTTGATTTGCTTTGTTATTTGGTTAATGATCGGGTGGGGACGTACTGTCCCTACCCTTACTTAGGTAATTATGTCAGCAATCATTGGTCCTATTGCTCCTTATTCAAATTTACCGATAGAAGCGCAATTTTATCAGCCAAGTCGCTTTGAAATCGCAGATATTGAATTGGGTTTGACAACTGTTGTTACAACGACTGAAGATCATAACTATGTTGTTGGTCAACAAGTTAGATTAATCATTCCTGTGCTGTATGGGGCACAGCAATTGAGCTACCAATTTGCATATGTAATCTCAATTCCTTCTAGTACTGAGGTCGAATTAGATCTGAACTCTTTATCAGCAAATGATTTCATAGATAATCCTCTTACGGCAACGATTACGGGTGCTACAAAAGCTACAAATTGTGTGTTAACAGCTGCGAATTCGTTTTTAACAGGAAATTCAGTGAGTATTTCAGGAGTGTCTGGAATGACTGAATTGAATGGAAATACATATCAAGTTATTAGGGCTACCTCTACAACACTTACTTTAAATGTGGACTCGACATTATTCACCACGTATACGAGCGGTGGAACTGCTACATTAGTCACAAAACAGACTAGCGTCCCTCAGATTATGGCCATAGGTGATATTGGAAATGGGCAAACTAATTCGAATGGTAGGAAGAGCAATGGCACGTATATCCCAGGAAGCTTCATAAACATTTCACCAGATTAATAAATATTATTTGAATTTCTCAGGGGTTGTGGTATACATTAATCAAAAAATTAGTTTACAAACTTCCTAACAAAGGGAACTTATGTCTCGAGAAATCGCTTCCAAAAGAAAGCCAAGAGTCAATTCTGCTGGAGAACGTGAACTTGAAAAAGCTGAGCAACAATTTCAAGAATTTGATGATCAAGTTAAGACTTTGACTTTAGATCGTATGAATGAAGCTCCAAAAAAAGAAGTAGAGCCTCAAACGAAACTTTCTCAAAAGGAAATTGATAGATCAAAAGACATTTATTTAAAGCCACTTAGGACTATTTCTTCGAAAGAAAAATTTAATGAAGACTATCGCGATGCTTACAACTTTGACAAAGAGTATGTCAATTTCATAGCTGAAAATAAAGAGATCATTGGTGAAGAGATTAATTTATGGACTAAACCTTATGCAGGGGTTCCTGCTGAAGAGTGGAAAGTGCCTGTAAATAAGCCTGTATGGGGTCCAAGATATCTGGCAGAGCAGATTAAAAGAAAAAGATACCACAGGATGAAAACAGAAGATCGCCAAACAACAGCAGAAGGTAATATGACGTTTTATGGTCATACTGTGGTCGATACTACTGTACAAAGACTTGATGCTTACCCAGTTCCAAATACTAAATCAATTTTCACAGGAGCTAGAAGCTTCTAATGAACATTTTAAGCGACATCATCACCTATGTTAGAAGGATCATAAAAAGCCCTTCTAATGCATCTATAACAGATGACCTAATCATTGATTACATCAATCGGTTTTGGATTATGGATGTTGATGCGCGCATTCAATTGTTCGATCTAAAGACTAAATATTCCTTTCAGACTACCCCTGGAGTCGATAGATACAATATGCCTTTGTATAATGTGCAGATTGAATCTGGTAGCCAGGATATTAATATGTATCCTGTCTATCAAGGATTTACGGGGCCTGCATATATCAATGGTGTGCAAGTGCCTTTATCTAGCCAGCGGAATGAATTCTTTAATATTTGGCCGAATGTAGTGCAGAGCATGAGCGCTCTTGAAATTGGTGATGGGGGTCCAGGTCCATATCAATTAACTTTCACAATTGCACCATCAAATTCTACACCTATTAATCCACCTATTGAAGCTATATTGAGAGGACATGTCGATATGGCTGGTATTATTGCCACGGGTAATAATATAGATCCTCCTATAGGAACAGATCTTGATTTCAATATTCCTTCTACAAGTATCGACCCAGCGGTTTGGATTACCTCTATAGATGAATTTGGAAGACCAGTTGTAGTCACAGATAGTGGCCAATTTCTATCTTCTAACGTAAATTATGGTCTGTTGATGGTGCCTGGGGATGCTCCATTTGGATATTCTGGTCTTGGAACATATTCAGCAACACTAAATACAGTTAATTATTTCAATGGGGTGGCAAACGTAACATTCCCCGTGAATATACCTACAGGCATAAATATTAATGCTCAATGCTATTTCTTTCAGACCGGTCTTCCTAGAGCTATTTTGTTTTATAATAACACTTTGACCTTGAGAAGCCCCCCAGATAAAGCCTATTTGGTTGAGTTAGATGCCTATTTATCTCCTGCCGCATTTTTAAATAGTTCTGCAGCGGTTCCTTATGGGTATATGTCTGAATATCTTGCCCGTGGCGCTGCTAGAAAGATACTTGCTGATACTGGAGATGTCGAACAATTCAATTTCTACGAGCCATTGTTCCGAGAACAAGAAATTTTAGTGTGGAAACGTAGTCAAAGGCAGTTCACATCTACAAGGACGCAAACAATCTATAGTCAAGGCATCAATCAAGGCCAATCTGGATTTAACAATCTAGGTGGCTCTACAGTATAGGTGAGTTATGCCCTTGTTTACATATAACAGAGACATTCCGGATGCTAATAATGATCCTTCAGAGGATCAACCAGACATGAAGCAGAACACAAATTCAATTGATGATCTCATAGATGTAGATCACTATGGATTTAATGAATCTAATGGGGGTCTTCATCGTCAAGTACAGATGCCAGTTCTCGCTGCTATTCCTCCTGGCTTAATAACTGGAGAAGGAACTCTTTATACAAAAACAGATCCAACCCCAGCAGCCGCAGCACAGTTGTTTTATACTCCAGGAGTTACTGGAGATGAATATCAACTCACAAAAACGATAACATCATCGTTTGCAACTTTTGGCACAAATACTAACTATGCTCCAATAGTAACTAACCAAGATGGTGGGTGGACATTCCTTCCTGGTGGTTTAATTTTTCAATATGGAACTATGCTTTCTACTGGGGCTTCCACACCAATTGTATTTCCTATTCCTTTTCCTAGCGCTTTATTTTCCCTTTCTGTTGTTAGAAAATCTAACAATACTACTTATGGAATTGATAGCGAGGGAACCACTGGTTTTACTTTTGCTTCAAGTTCAGCAAGTGTCGGTGTAAGATTTTATTGGATGGCTATAGGAAATTGATATGTCATCTAAAATTGTTGTTGGGCCAATTGGAGGAACATTAAGAAATGATGTCACTCCATTCAACATTGACAATGATTCTTTTCCTGTTTTACTTAATGCTTATCAATGGAGAGGAAGAGTCAAAAGAAAACGCGGGACATCACTTCTTGGAAGGCTTACTAGATTTTTTAAATCGACAATCTCATCTTATTCCTCAAGCACTACTTTTAACCTCGTCGGAGGGGCAGGAAATCTGTTAACTGGATTTTCCTTGCAGACTAATGGAAATATAGTTCCCGGAAGTGTTTCGATCACAGATACGGTTTCTGCTACCGTCTACACTGATCCTGGTATGGATGGAACACTTTCAGGAGGTGTTGGAGGTACGATAAATTATGCAACTGGTGCCATTACCATAACTGGGGGTGCTGGTCATGCAGTTTCAGCATTTTTTTTATATTATCCTGACTTGCCTGTAATGGGATTAGAAGAGTTAAGCCTTGGTGTGAATGATTTTCCAGGCACTCTAGGATTTGATACTACCTATTCCTACAATATCAATACGAGTTTTCCTTATAATATTTATGATGTCAGTTTTTATAAAAATCCATCCACAGCTACTTATGTAGGTTACACACAAAAAACTAATTGGACTCCTACCACATGGAATGGAGAAGATTATCAACAATTTTGGACTGTTAATTATCAAGGTGCATTATGGGCCACAAATGGTACTGAAGTACCTTTTAGCGTAACAAATATAGGGATGCAGTTTAAACCCATTACTGGCGCCGCTATCGGTGCTGGAGGTCCTCCTGCTCTTGTTAATTTAACGATAACTGGTCATGGATTAGTTGTAGGAGACTTTTTATTCATTAATGAGATCAATGGTATTACGGGCATTAACTTTCAGACTGGGTATGTAACTGTTGTAGTTAATGCCAATACGGTCACAGTGGAATTTCCTAATGCTACAATTGCTGGAGCATATACTTCAGGTGGTATTGCGCAATACCTTACAAACAGATCAGATATTACAAAAGATTGTCTTAGATGGTATGACGGGGACCCAACTGATGGCAATGCAACATCTCCTTCATTTAGCACTGGTAAGGGATGGGTAAATTTTTCACCTCCATTATCACAAGGGGATTTTTCGATCGGTGATTTACCTGCAGCCAAATATTATCTTGTTGGTGCTAGGATGATTTTCCCATTTAAGGATAGGTTACTTTTTATCGGACCTGTTATCCAAACTTCAGCATCTGGAAGTCAGGTTTATCTTCAAGATACTATCATTTATAGTCAAAATGGAACTCCATATTATACCTGTAGCTATACTAATACCCCTAGCGCAGCTGCTGATACACCTGTTTCTGCGTCTAATGTATTCAATCCAATTCTAGTACCAACGAATCAAACAGCTACTGCACCTGCTTATTTTGAAGATCAAACAGGTTTTGGTGGCTTTGTAACAGTTGGCTTAGATCAATCTATAAACACCGCTTCATTGAATGAAGATGTATTGATTTTAGGAATGGATACTGCTCAAGTGAGATGTGTTTATACAGGAAATGATTTGGTTCCTTTCAATTTCTATATCGTAAACTCTGAATTAGGTTCTGCAAGTACATTTTCAATTATCAATATGGATAGGGGAGTTATTACTCATGGTGAAAGGGGTTTCATCAGTACCTCACAAGTAGAATGTAATAGGATTGATTTAGTGATTCCTGATGAGGTCTTTGAGGTAAAACACACTGACAATGGTGTTGAAAGGATGTGCTCTCAACGAGATTTTATAAACGAATGGATTTATTTTACATATCCTGTTAACAACGTTAATTATAAATTTCCGACACAAAGTCTTCAATATAACTACAGAGACAATTCTTGGGCAATCTTTAGAGAATGCTATACAACATATGGTTCTTTTAGAAAACGTACTGGATTTACTTGGGCTACAGTAGGTTCTGTTTATCCAACATGGGACTCATGGAATGTGCCTTGGAATGCGGGTTCCTCTACACTTTTACAACCTGAAGTAATTGGTGGCAATCAACAGGGATTTATTTTAGTTAGAGACGATGGTACTAACGAAGGAAATTCCTTATACATACAGAGTTTTTCTGGAAATCAGATAACGTCCCCAGACCATTGTTTGAGCAATGGTGATTTCATTACGATCACTGGATGTATAGGTAGCATAGCTTCAGAAGTTAATGGAAAGATATTTTCTGTTTATAATGCCACTCAGAATACGTTCAGAATAAACCCATCGATATCTTCAGGAACCTATTCTGGTGAAGGTGTAATTAAGAGGATGTATAGGCCTTTTATCCAAACAAAACAATTTCCATTGGCTTGGAATCTTTCTAGAAAAACTAGAATAGGTGTTCAACAATATTTATTCACTACCACAGCAAATTCACAGATTCAGCTTTTAATTTATCTAAGTCAGAATGCTTCTAGTCCTTATAACAACACTGTAGTTGATCCTAATAATTCAATAATTTATAGTACTGTGCTCTACACATGTCCTGAAAGTACAAATCTGGGATTAACTCCGGCAAATGTAAATCTACAAATGCCCACAGCACAATCACAAACTCAAACTTGGCATAGGATGAATACTTCCTTAATTGGAGACACTGTGCAAATTGGTTTTACTTTATCTGATGAACAAATGCGCGATGTAGATGAAGATGGAAATCCAATTAGTCAATTTTCCGAAATCGAATTTCATGGAATGATTATCGATGTAACCTCCTCCCAATTGCTTGTATGAGTAGTAATGTTGTCAATCAAGTGGCCTTCTTAAGAACATCAAGGGAATTCCCTGATAAAATTTCAGAACTTACTTTAGAAGTTTCTAAGAGTTATATAGATATAGCCAATGCAGTAAACAATCGTATAATTTCAATTTTTCCTGCGACTAGACCAGCCATTACAGGTGAAAATTGGTTTTTTAATAATATACGTCAGCAAACCTTAAGACAGGTATATTCTTTTGGAGCTATTGCAGCAGGAGCTATAATCAGTCCTTTGATTCCACATGGTATCACTAGTTTAACACAATTCACAAAGATCTATGGGACTTGTATCACAGATTTTCCAGATTATCGACCCATACCATATTCAGGACAACTTATTACTAATAACATTACGGTTAGAGTTGATGCTACAAATATCATCATAACCAATGGAACCACGGCTCCAAATATTCTGTCAGGCATTATCGTACTAGAATGGTTGAGTCCTGTGTAAATTAGATTAAATTTGACGAACATGTTATCTTTAAACAAAAAAGGTGAAATATGTCATATGGCATGAATAACAGTTCCGCTCCACTTCCAAACAAAATTCCCAAGGGCTATCGAGAAGGGAGGATTGGGCAGTATACTCCTGAACAACTTCAACTTTTAAAGCAAATGTTCTCACAAGTAAGTCCTGATAGCTATTTATCACGACTTGCAGGTGGTGATGAAGAAACATTCAATCAAATCGAAGCTCCAGCCTTTCGACAATTTAATGAGCTTCTAGGTGGCATATCGTCCCGTTTTTCAGGAATGGGTTCCACAGGTGCTCGTAGATCAAGTGGTTTCCAAAATGCTACTTCTGCCGCGGCTTCTAACTTTGCACAAGATTTACAATCTCAAAGACAAGCTCTTCAAAGACAAGCCATTATGGATTTGCAAGGTATTAGCAGCGATCTTTTAGAAAAACGTCCATATCAAAATATAATAGCTCCAAAACAACAAAAAGACTCTTCATCTGGATGGGGTGGACTTGCCGGAGCAGGGGTTGGTGCTGCGGGTGGATTTCTAATAGGAGGTCCTGTAGGCGCTCTACAAGGAGCTTCTCTAGGCTATGGAGTAGGATCAGGATTTTAAGGAGAATATATGACTTTAGTTTTAGGTGCACCTCCTCCAAAGAAGCAGTCTTTTGGACAAAAACTTGGTGTTGGAGTTGGTAGAGGACTTGAAATGGCTAACCAATTGTATCAACAGCATCAAAATAAACAAGCAATGAAAGAATTGGGATTGCCTGAAAATGTTTCTCCAGACTTGGCTAAGGCTATATTGGTTCAAAAAATGAAAGGCCAACAAAAGGAAGAACTCTACCAACAAAAACAAGGATTTCTAAATGAAATTCTTGGGGGGAAAAATAAACCATCTCAAGGTCAATTCCAACAGGATATGGCATCTTCAGAAATGCAAGATAACGCATTTAATCCTTTAGATATTTCTGATGCCGACATTGCTCGAACAGCGGCTGTGGACCCAAATCTTGGTAGAGAATTGAGATATGCTAAAGACTCAGCATTAGAACAACAAAGATATGAAGAAGGTAAAAAACGAGAACTCGACAAGGAAAACAGAAAATATCAATTTGAAAGAGAAAAATTAGCTAGAGGAGAAGAAACAGAAGTTTCTAAACCTATCTTAATGGAAATGAATGAGATAAGGAAAAACATTCCTCTTCAAGAGCAAGCTATTGCTGATATTCAAGAAGCTACTCCTAATGTATCCGCGTTGGATTACTTTGCAGATGTTACAGGATTTGAACCTGCAAGATCTGCAGAAGGGGCAAAGCTTAAAACAGCTATTAAAGACTTCTTTTTATCAGACTTATCTCGTGCTGGAGCGCGGCCTAACCAATGGATTGAACAACAATTATTAGATGCTCTTCCGAAAATTGGAAGGTCTCCAGAAGCTAACAAAGTCACTGCTGAAGGAATGAAATTCAAGGTCGATTTAGCAAAAAAAAGATTAGAAATAATTGATAGATTAGCAGATGAAGATCGCGAAAAACATACCTTCGTTAAAGGCGATATTGATTCTCGTGCATATAAAGAAATGAAAAAATATGTAGTTGATAGGCAAAAACAGCTTAAAGATAACATTAAGAAGATAAAGGCCCAATACAAAGGGGGAAAAAATACTGTTAAGATGATATCTCCCGAGGGTTCCATTTATGAAGTCCTTTCTGAAGACATTGATGAGGCTATAAAACATGACTTCGAGTTCTCAAAATAAGCCAGCATTTCTTTCTAGAGCAAAATTGGTTTCAGAAAAGAAAGAACCAGGTTTTTTGTCACGTTCAAAACTTGTTTCTGCTCCCGAAGAACAATACATAAATGATGAAGCAGTTCAAAAAGATATAGAAAGATCTCAAGCCCAATTGACTTCTAGAGTAATCGAAGGAGTTGCTGGTCTTCCAGGAGATCTTATAAATTTTGCTGGCAGCCTTTTTGGATACGATATTGGTGCTCCAGGTTCTGAAAAACTTAGAGAATTTAGCGAATCTGCCACTAGAGGATATACAAAACCTAAAGATGAATTAGAAGAAAGAGTTGGAGAAACCATCCAGGATATGGCTTTGTTTGCATTTCCTGGAGCCAAACATTATAGCATCGCAAGAAATATTGGAATTCCTGTTCTTTCTAATCTTGTTAAGGAAGGCATAAAATATTCTGAAGGAAGCGAAGGAAAGCAAGCTGCTGGAAAAGTCGGGACAATGGTTCTTCTGGATATCTTGTCACATAGAAAAGCTTTAGGTTCTGCAAAAGAATATGCCTCTAGCTTATTTCAAAAAGCAGATGAGGCAATTCCAAAAGGTCTTTCAATCAAATCAACAAATCTAGAAAAATCTTTAAATGCGCTTGAAAAATCTTTTAAAGCAGGTGGTGAACGTCCTACTACAGGAGATGCTCTAAACAAAATCAGTGAAATTAGGAATGAAATCAACAATGGTAAAATAGACTTAAAAAGCCTCGTAGCATATAGGCCAGCCATTAATGAATGGATAGATAAATATAAGGGTTTCGAAATACAATCTTCTCCAGCAATACGCAAAAAGATCATTCACAATCTTAATCAAGTGAAAGGCGAAGTCATTAGAGCTGCTGAAGAATATGGACAAAAATATAATCCCGAATATTTAAATCTAAGCCGATCAGCCAATGAAGCATATTCCGCGGTACAGCAAAGCAATAAAATTACAAATTTTATCGATAAGGTTGTTGGTTCAAAATTGCAAAGTACAGGGGCAAAAGCATTATTAGGCATTTCTGCAGTTGGTGTTCCTACAGCTATTGGTGCTGGTTTTGGGGCTGGCATTGGAGGAGGTTTAGGATTAGGATATAAATTGTTTAAAACTATCCTAAGAAGCAAAGACAAGACTCTTAGAAATCATTACTTTAAAATCCTGGAGGGAGCAGCCAAAGGTAACACTTCTCAAGTTATAAAGAATGCTAAGTTTTTAGATAAAAAATTAATTGACCTTGATGTTACAGGCGAAATCAATCAAGAGGAAAATACAGCAGAAGAAAATAGTGCCAAATATTAAATCAAATAACATATTATTTCTCTTTTGATATTATCATTTCTATATTTTTTAAAGTTTCTTTTATTTCTTTAAATAATTAAGCGTCACTAAGGAAGATAAGATATAAGAAAAATCCAATTAACCCTAAGAAATACATTTTACTTCCTTTCAATTTGACGAGCTTCCCATCGACCACGTTCTTCAAAAATTCCCTCTAGATGAGAAAATCTTTGCTCAACTTGTCCCACTCTGTTTTCTAAAGAGGATATTTTGTGCAAAATCCATCCAAAACCACTTAACATTGGAACCAAAATGCTTCCAATAATTGTTAATACTTGATACCAGTCCATATTATTTTACCTTTTTCTTGAGGCGTTCCTCAATGATCTTATCGATGTAATCCTTAAGATCAACAACCGCTAAGCGATTAACTTCACTCTTGGCTATCCTGTAGATAGCTTTTTTCCCTTTTCCTAGCCTCACAGCACTAAGTCGACCATTTTTTATTGCTCGTCTTACTGTGTTTGCATGCACACCTAAGTGCCTTGCAAATTCTTTGACTGAGAAAAAACCTTCAAAAACATCATTTTCTGGATTACTCATATCATACCACATTTGGTTATTTTAGGTAAATCTTGTTCATAGTTATATACAAAAGCTTTTTTACTATCAAATAATTTATTGAATAAATAGACTTTCTATCCGATTCTCCTGCTTTCAGCAATAGCAAGGAGTTAATATGCCACTAGCCTACGGTGTCGGCGGTCTGATAAGTGTTCCACAAGGTGCAGTCACAGGTAGTGGTGCTCCGCCTTCCTCTTTTAAAGGTCAATTAGGACAGCAATATTTCGATACATCTACAAGTCCACCATCAGAATATATCTTCAATGGATCAACTTGGCAGTCAGGTGGTAATGCTTATGCCACTACTACTACTGCTGGGATTGTTCAACTTTCATCAAACGTTGTAACTGATTCGACTTCAACGACTTTGGTGCCTTATGCAAAAGCAGTTTACGACTACGGCCAAAGCTTAGTTCTTGCTGGAGCTAATATTGCCCAAACTGGTGTTACAGGTATTACAAACCTAGCTACAGATGCTCAGGCAGTGGCTGGTACAGCTACCGTTCCTGGTGTTACAGCATTGGCTGTTCAACCAAGTAACCTTGCGGCAGTGTTTGCAGCTCCTCCTGCAACAGGTGGAACAACTCCTGCTGCTGGCGCATTTACAACTCTTACATCAAACAATACAACTACAATTGGTAACGGAAGCGGTATTGTCACTACTATCGGAAATACAGGTGGTGCAGCCGGTATTTCTCTTTTAGTTGGTACAGGAAACTTTGCTCTTGATGGTGCTGCTACTTCAACTTATGCAATTGGCGCATCTACGACAACTGGGACTCTTACAATTGGCGGTACAGCACAAACTGGAACAATAACATTAGGATCTTCTTCTGGAACAAATATTGTAGCAGTGGGAGCCGGAACGGGAGCAACAACTGTTAATATTGCCGGAGGAGCTGGTTCTGCTAAGGCTGTTAATATTGGAACTGGCGCAGTTTCCAATGTTGTTACGATTGGTAGTGTTTCTTCAACATCGGGAATCTCTCTTCTAGTTGGTACAGGAAACTTTGCTTTGAACGGCGCGGCGACTTCAACTTACACAGTCGGAGCTGCTACTACTTCAGGATCAATCACCATTGGCGGTACAGCACAAACTGGTGATATGGTTTTAGGTTCTTCATCTGGAACAAATGCTTTAAAAATTGCAAATGGATCTGGAGCAACCACTTTAACAATTGCAGATGTTCAAACAGCAGGATCGGTCTCTATTGGTGCTGCTATGATAACTGGAACAATTTCTATCGGCGGAACTGGTGCACAAACTGGCACTATTACAATTTCCGCTTCTACGGCGGCCCAGACGATCGCTATAGCCAATGGAAACGGTCTGAAAACTATTGGAATAGGAAACGGAATTGATGGCAACGCGATCACTATAGGAAATGGCGTTAATACAACAGCACAAAGCGTTTCGATTGCAAATGGAAACTCTGGAGCAAATAGCACTGTCAGCATACTTTCTGGAACTGGAACAGCAGGTGCGGGCGTACTAGCTCTTGGTAGCAATACTAGGGTTACAACTATAGGTATCGGTAACGTAGCCCCTGCGGCAGCTCGTACTATTACAATAGCAGGCGGTAACTCTGCTCAAAACGATACGGTTAATATTCTTAATGGAGCCCCTTCAGCTAACACTCAAACAGTAAGCATTCTATCTGGAACTGCAACAGGTGGTACTCAAGTTCTTAACTTGGGTAATACGATTGCTGGTGGTTTAACTGTCAATATGGGTAATGGAATTAATAGCACAGCCCAAACGGTGAATATCGCAAATGGTGCGTCAGCAGCAGATTCTACAGTGAATATTCTTTCCGGAATAGGAACTGCCGGAGCGGGAGTTCTTGCTTTGGGCAATAACACCAGAGTTACTACAATCGGTTTGGGTAATATAGCTCCGGCGGCAGCTCGTGTGACAACGATTGCTGGTGGAGATTCTGCTCAGAATGATACCGTAACAATCTTTGGTGGAGCCCCTTCGGCTAATACTCAAACATTCAATTTGTTCTCAGGAAACGCTTCCGGTGGTACTCAGGTAGTCAACGTCGGTACTGGAACAAATGCGATGGCAATCAACATTGGTACTGGCGGTACTGGTGCTAAAACAATTGCAATCGGTGGTTCGGCAGCTAACGTTATCACTATCGGTAATACCCAGACAACAGGATCTGTCACTATAGGTAACGCTCTTACTTCGGGTACTATCACTCTTGGTGGTACCGCAGGTACTGGTACGATCACTGTGGGCGCTGCGACTAACGCCACAGGTCAAACCGTTCAACTACTTTCTGGGACATCAAACACTGGTGCAAATATTGTTAATATCCTTAACGGTACAACACCAGGCGCAAGTACCACATTGAATATCATGAATGGCGCGGCAACTGCCGGCACTCAGACATTCAATCTTCTAGCTACCGGTGCTACACGTGCTGGTGCTGTCAATATTGCAACAGGTGCGGCTGCCCATGCGGTCACAATAGGCCAAGTAACTACGACAATTGCGATAAATGGACCTACAACACACACATTGGCATCAGGTGCTGCTGTAGCATTAACAGTTAACGCAGCTTCAAGTTCTGGAACTGCGGTCTCTATTACTTCAAGTGCAGTCACTGTACCAGATATTCTTTCTAACGTTGGTGGTATCAAAGTTACGCCTACAGATGTTGCAGCAGGCGCATCGCCTCAGACAGCTAACAATAGACATTTTAAAGTTGCATTTAGTGGTGTTTCTATTGCTGCAAGTGCTGACCAAGCATTGGTTATCAATAACTCGACAATCACTGGTGCCTCTACCGATATCATGTACACATGGTTTGGTACAACAACAGGGTCTGCAATATCACTTAAGAGTGTTGTAAACGCTGCGGGTCAATCTACATTGACATTTACTAACGGTGCCGGTGCTACTACTTCAACTTCTAACATCACTGTCATCGGTTGGGTAATGGATTAGGACTGGAGTTAAATTAAATAAATGTTTACTATGTTTAAGTGGATGATGGGCAATGGTTCATCATCCACGATATATCTAAGAAACATTTAGAGGATTTATGAATATCTTACAACGCACCATTTTAGAAGTGAAAATGGGAGACAAATTTTATAACTTTGAATGCGCTCCCGATTCTCCATTATCAGAAATTAATCAAGCATTAGTAACGATGAATACTTATGTACTTTCTAGAATAGAGGAAGTCAAAAAGGCACAAGAAAATTCCGAAGAAAAAATAGAGGAATAAATGTCCATAAACAATAGTCAACGTGCTGGTTTCCCTGCTGAATTATCGGCTGTGATGACGGGTAGTTCCGTTAAAATTGGAACTCTTACCAATAATCCAGTGCAGATAATCTTTGATAATCAAGGTACGGCTTCTGTTGCTATCTCTGTTGATGGTGGTACTACCACTTGGAGAACATTTCCGGCAGGTGAAGCTTTAGTTTTAGATATGCGTGGAAATCATGGAATTGCTCCTAATTTTACGATGGATGCTGGAACTACATTCTATGGAAATGGAGCTTCTGGAACATTTTCGATTTCATATCTTTATGCGCAAAATTAGAGGTGCATTTTGAGCCAAATTTATAAGAGTCTAACCTCTGGACCCGTTCCACCAACAGTCCCAACAGAATTCGACACACAAAATGGCAATGCAGTTCCAGCGGCCAATATTCTTATCGTTAATGGCTTTGATTCCACAGAGAACAACAATAACGGTATCATAACCAAGGGTGGTGTTGTAGGGACTGGTACTTCAAATGAAGTCGATATTGTCATTACAAATAGGCTACAGGGCACAGGAACTACTGTAGGTGCCACCACAGCAGATTTAGTCACATTTTCTCTGGGTGCCACTCCAGGCTCTTATAACATCGAAGCTAAAGTCATTGGTTTTAATGCTTCTACGCCTGCTTCAACGGGCTTTACAGTCATTGGAACGGTAAGAACAACTGGTGCAGCCGGTGCTTTAGATGGTACTCCAGATGAAACACCAATCGAAAGTATTGCTCTTATTACATGCGATGTCGACTTCATTATCTCAGGAAACAATTTAATAATCAGGGTTACCGGTGTAGCTGGTTTGACCATTAGTTGGAACGTTGTCGCAACTTACGTATTTACAAGCTGAGGATAGTTCATGGGTGGTTTTGCAACATACGATAAGGGTGGGGGAGTTTTTGGAACTACGGTTTATGCTGATAACGTAGATTTCACAGGAACAGGCCGCACTAATACAATCACCACAGATGGACAATTGCTTATTGGGGCCACTACAGCAAATGCTGGCGGCAATCACATCAATGTAGGGACATTAACATCTCCTGATTCATCTGTAACAGTTAGTTATAGTAGTCCAAATATTACCTTAACGGTAGCGGGCGGAACAACTGTTGGTAAAACAATTACTGGTGATACTGGAGGTGCTTTAGCGCCTGTAGCTGGTAACTGGTTTATTTTAGGTTCTACATTAGGCCCAGGAACTTCTCCTGTTCAAACTAATGGTTCTGGAAACACACTTGTAGTCAATATCCAAAGATCTCAAGCTATTGCTGCGGCTGATTCTACAA